ATTCTAGCCTATGCTCATGCTCGGTCGATGAGTAGTATCTTCTTCCAGGCGGCGGATAGGCGTGTCCTGATGCCCAATGCCTATGTCTTGCTTCATTACGGCTGGCTTGGCTTTGTAGACCGGGAGACTCCGGCTATACAGTATGCGAAGCAAGCAGAGAGGGACAGCCAGCAGATGCTTCGCTTGTATGCTCAGGCTGCGAAGGGGAGTAAGCGGTTTAAGAGGATGAGTGTGGATGAGATAGCACGGTTTATTGATAAGAAACTTAAAGATTTGACTGATTGGAGACTATCTGCTGAAGAAGCTGTAGCATATGGCTTTGCAGATGGTGTATTAGGTAAGGGACGATTTAAGACAATTGATAAGCTGTTTAAATAATGGCTAGACCTAAACAATTAACAGATGAAGCTATACGAGCTATTTGGAATAGTTTTGGTCCTGAAGGCCAAGATATGCCATTTGCTGAGTTTCGTAAGCAGCTTATTGACTTATGCAACCCGAAGAAGATGATGGATGACTTGAGTGATATGCAACTTCGTAAAGCACGTGAACGATTGAACAGAATGAGAATTAAGAAGGTATTGAATTGAAAATACTAGTTACCATAGTTGCAACCTATTGCATATTGAGAATAATTTATATTGTAAGGAAAATAATTAATGGAAACATATAATATTGAAATAGCAAGAATTGGGTCTTGGCAGCCACCTGCTAATGGTATTACAGTTGCCCAAGCAGCACTTGGTGTAACAGCACGTGCCCAAGCAGATATTGACGGGCTTACTACGACTAAAAAAATAGTTTTTGATTTAAGCGGAGCAAAATCACGTGCAGTTCTATTGCGAATAAGGTCAGATGGTTCCGAGGATGATTCCAACGTATTACAAGCCTATTTAGGTCGGCAAGGGGACCATTATTTTAATGTATGCCAACTTACTTGTGTACAAGGAACTCAGGAAGCTGGCAATAGTACTTATTTTGCTGATGGAATTACTCCAGCTAATGAAATTGCCTTATTTGATGGAGAAGAAGCAAGTGTAACAAATGCTATGGGTTTATATTTTTTACGTACTTTTGGATTTGATAAACTTGTTATTATAGTTAGCACTCTTGCATCTACAACTGTTTATGTAGATTTAGTTAATGTAGATATATAAAATGAAAAAATGGATTTTGCGCAGCCTATTAATATGTTTATTATTATTGTCTAGTTGGATAGGTTACATTTATAATTGTGCTTATTCCAGCAAGCAATATAATGTATTAATTGAAGGAACAGTCTCTAGTTTATTCGGAAACCAATATATTATTGGTAGTGGTGTAATTATTTCTAAAGACGGATATATACTTACTGCTAAACATTGTATAGAAAACATAGATAATCTTCAAATTACCTTAAATGATGGGCGACTATTTCCAATTACTGATTATTTTGTAGACCCTAATAATGATATAGCGATTATTAAATTAGATATAAGTACTTCGTCTTATAAACAATTATCTAATTCTAATGATATAGATGCTTGGGATTTACTCTATAATATTGGCAATTCTAATGGAATATGGGACAATGATGTTACATTTGGATTTGTATATAAAAATCCATATAAACGAATGTTTTTACAAGATAGTTCTTATATAGCTGCTAGAATGAATATTGCACATGGATGTTCTGGTGGCGGTGTATATCATTATTCTAAATTAATAGGTATTATAGTATCTAGTGCAGATGGATTAGCTTTTATTATTCCAAGTGATATTTGTAAACAGTTGTATGAGAAAGTCAGAAGTCAAATTGAATCTAGACACCTTAATTAGAAAAATGGATAAATTTCATAATTTGTCTAATTCGATTGAGGATGCCATTAATACATTACATGTTTTGCTTAATTATACTTTATTAGATTTAGAAGCAACCAGACGAGAAAAAGAAATATTTAGGAAAATGTTATAATGCCAGCAGTTAGTAAAAAACAGCGACGAATGGCGGCAATTGCTGAGCATAATCCTGAAAAACTTTATGCAAGAAACAAGGTTGTATTAAATATGGCAAAAGGAGAATTGCATAAATTTGCTGCTACAAATGAAAAAAATTTACAGGCTGTAGCTGGGGCTAAAAAACGATTACGGAGAAAGGCATTTAATAAATGAACCGTCATGGCAAACAAACAAGGGCGGGTAAATTATTAAGTTATTATTTACGACATATAGCCGAAGAAAAGACTGAAATAATTAAAGACCCAGATACTGGTGAAGATAGGATGGCTACTAAAGCTGAGTCATTGGCACGAAAGATTTGGGCTGATGCACTTGGACATATAGAAACTACTGTAGAAAATGGTAAACGTATAGAGCGAATAATTAAACCAAGTAGAGCAGCACAAAGTTTAATTTATGATAGACTTGAAGGTCGTTCTCCATTAAGTGTTACTGAAAAAGATGAGAAATTAACAGCAGCAGAACGTGTATCTGAACAGGGCAAGAAACGAATATCTGAGGCTGGTGGATTAAATGCAGGAAGTAATTGATTTAAAACCCAAACTTTCAGAACCATTCCCAAATATTCAGCGATATTGGACTTGTTCAAAGACAGGGTTAAAAGTTCCTAAATTTGAACAGGAAAATATAGAATGGAGAACAAAATTACTTAACCAAGCAGAAAATGATGCTATACTCCAGAGAGACTTACTTTCTGCAAGTGCTCAATCTTTGTTATTTTTTGCCAATACGTTTGTCTGGACGTATCACCAATTTGACGTAAATCCTGCAACTGGAGAAAGAATCGAGGCTAGGCGACCACATTGTCCTTTTATATCATGGGAAATACAAGATGAATTATTTAATTTATTAGAACTATATTTAACAAAAGGATTAGATGTATTACTTGATAAATGTAGAGATATGGGTGCTAGTTGGTGTTGTATTATTTTTTTACATTGGTTATGGTTATTTAGACCTGATAGCCAATTACTTGAAATGTCAAGAGTACAGGAATATGTTGACCAAACTGGTAATATGAAAGCCTTATTTCAAAAACATGACTATATTAATGGATGGCTTCCCAAATGGATGTTGCCGCCAGATTGTTTAGTGGGGCAAAAATATCGCACAAAGATGCATATGAAAAACATTTTGAACGACAGTTGTATTGATGGTGAATCAACAACTGAACATGCCGCATCTGGAGATAGGCGATTAGTTGTATTGCTTGATGAATTTGCTAAAGTAGAGCATGGTAAATTAATGCGGTCTGCTACTAGGGATGCCGCATTGATGCGTATAGTTAATTCCACTCCTGCTGGTCCAGGCACGGAATATAGTCGATGGAAAAATTCTGGGCAAATTAAAGTTTTTATATTACCATTTTGGGAGCATCCACAAAAAGGCAAAGGAAGATATACGGCTAAAAAAGAAGATGGTAGTTATGAAATACGTTCTCCCTGGTTTGATGTTGAAGAAACAATACGTTCTCCACAGGAATTAGCTAGAGAAGTTTTACGACAAGATGTTGAATCTGGAGCAATATTTTTTACTATTTCCAACATTGATAAACATATTGCGTTATTTGCAAAAGAGCCACGTTTACGTTATCATATACATTTTAAACCTAATATAGCAAATGACCAAGTTAGTAAATTGGTTAAGAGAAAAGATATTAATTGTGTATTTATGAAACGTGGAAGCAAAGGCCCATTAAGAATATGGACTAATTTAATTATAGATAGACCAGACCAATCTAAACAATATATTTTTGGCATTGATTTAGGTAAAGGGCAGGGGGCATCTGAGTCTGTAATATCTATAAAATGCAAAGAGACAGGAGAAAAAATAGCAGAATGGCGTGATGCAAATACGCCGCCTTATGATATGGCTAGGATAGTAATTGCATTAGCGTTATGGTGTGGTGGTAGAAAACCACGTGGATTACCGTTTTTGAAGTGGGAAATGAATGGGCCAGGATGGGATTTTGGTAAAATAATAGTTAAAGAATTTAAATATCCATACTATTACAGACAAACTCAAAGCGGAAAGACTACTAATAAAAAGACACAAAGTTATGGATGGCACTCTAGCAGAAATACTAAAAATGAACTATTATCGTTGTATGATAGGGTATTGGCACATGGTGGATATATAAACCATTCAGAATATGGACTAGAACAAATGAAATTATATATTCATTATTCTGGCGGTGGTATTGGTCCGGCATGTCTTATTGAAGAAAGTGATTCTGCTAGAAAAACTCATGGTGATGTTGTTATTGCTGATGCTTTAACTTTAGATGATTCAGAAATATCAAAAGTTAAACATGATGAGCCAAAAACTCCATTTAATTCTTGTGGTTATAGGTATGAGCAAGCCATGAGTAAAAAGAAAAAACCTAAAGGCTGGAGACAAAAATTTAATTTTGGGAGTAACTAATGCCAGCAGAATCCGTAACACCATCTAAAGTACAAACTATAGTGAAAAACGGTTTTGATAGAATGAAAAGATACCGTTTAGCTAGAGCTATGTTTATTAAAGAATTTGTAGGTCAATATTATAGTAAACAAGCAGGATTATCTGGTGATGAACCAATTAATTTGATATTTCACACTATACGTAGTTGGGTTCCAAATTTAGTTATGCAAAATCCTACTAATGAAATTACTACTGTTTATACCCCACAAAAATTTTATGGAGAATTACTTGCTTTAGCATTAAATCAAGGACAAAGAGATAGGGGGTTAAAACAAGTATTAAGAGCATGGATTATATCAGCCTTATTTGGATGGGGAATAGTTAAAACTGGTATAGCAGCAAGTGGAGAAATGTTGCAATTTGGTGATTCCAATATTGACCCAGGCCAAATTTATACTAAATTAGTAGATTTGGATGATTTTGTATTAGACCCATTATGTGTAGATATTAATGAATCTTCATTTATTGGCAGCAGAGCAAGAATACCAAGACAAATTTTATTGGATACTGACGGATATGACCATGATTTAGTAATGCAATTGCCAAAATCTAAATTTAACCAGCGTCAAGTTGAAGATATTAGTAAAGCCGGGACTGATACACAGTCTATGGTATCTATGCAAGATTTAGTTGATGTGATTGAATTATTTGTGCCAAAAGCCAATGCATTAGTTACTATACCAGACCCATTACAGATTAAATTTGAGAATTATTTAAGATTGGTTGATTATTATGGTCCAGAAGAAGGCCCATATACATTATTATCTTTTACACCACCTGTTCCAAATAATCCATTTCCTGTATCTCCAGTTAGTCTATGGTATGATATACATAAAATGGCTAACAGAGTGTTCAAAAAAATAATGGAACAGTCTGACAGACAAAAAGACGTGTTATTGTATAATCCGGCACAAGTTGATGAGGCACAAGATATTCTTGATGCTAAAGACGGTGATGCAATAGCTTCTACGAATCCAAAAGAAGTAGTTGTTCAGTCATATGGTGGACAAAATAGAAACAATGAAATAATGCTTCAAGAATTACAAATATGGTATAATTATATTTCTGGAAACCCAGACCAAATGGGTGGAAATATTCCAACTTTAGCACGTGGTAAAGAGACGGCTACACGTTCACAAATTCTTCAAGCTAATGCAAATATTACCATAGAGGACGCACGTGATATATTATATGACAAAACAAGTGAAATAAGTAAAAAAGAAGCATGGTATTTACATACTGACCCATTGATAGATTTACCTTTAACCAAACGAATAGCTGGTGGACAACAAATCCAGCTACGATTAACTCCAGAGCAAAGACAAGGTGATTTTCTAAAATTTACTTTTAATATATGTACTAAGTCCATGTCGAGACTTGACCCAGCTATTAAATCTCGTAGAATAATTGAATTTGCTACAAATTTAATTCCCGCATTAATGAACTCTGCTATGATAGCCACGCAAATGGGTGTTCAATTTAATATTCAAAAGGCCATTACAGAATTAGCCAAAGAATTAGAAATTACTGGTGATGTTCAAGATTGGTTTGTTGACCCAGAATTAGAGCAAAAATTAGCTATTCTTATGAAATTGGGACCACAAAATTCTGGTAAAGCGTCTATGATTAGTAACGCAGGAATATTACAAAATGGTGGCTTTCCAGAAAGTAGAAATATTTTAACGTCTGGTCAAGAGCAAAATCAAAATGTACAAATGATTCCCGCAGAAGGACAATCTGCTTATTTTAAAAATTTGGGGTTATAACATGGCTGTAAAAGCAAATCAATATGCTCAGGCATTAGAAAAATATTTAGCACAGGGAAAAAGTTTTGGAGAAGCACATAAATTAGCTTCACAAGATTCATCTACTTCTAGACAAAAACTAGGAAAGAAAAAGCAACGATATAAAAGTTATAGCGATATGAACTTAATCGAAAAAACTAAGACTAGATTAAAAGAATTACTACACGGTTCTAAAACCTATAGTAAACGAAAATTTGGTAAATAAAACAAACTAGAATAATATGATTATACATAAATTTCAATGTATTAAATGCGGATTTATACTACAT